ACAAATGTTGTTATCGAAACGAAAATCCGAGAGAGAACAAAGAGAGTCGTTGAAAAACGAGAGATTGTTGTCCAAAAGATTAAAGAAGTGGAAAAAGTTATCGATGCGAAATGCGAACTTGATCCTAACGTAGTAAGTATTTTGAACGAAGCAGCCAAGAAGCCATGAAAAAATTACTTATAGTTTTATTGATATCGGGCTGTAGTACAACAGTACCAGTGGCTCGCAAGTTTCCCGAAATGCCAGAATCATTAGGGAGACCTTGCCCGCCACTGACGAAAGTGCAAGAAGGCACGACCAAACTGAGTGAAGTGATTACGGTCGTATCTGATAACTACATGGAGTATCATAAGTGTAGTGACAAAGTTGACATGTGGATAGAATGGTATAGATTACAAAAGGAGATTTTTGATTCCGTAAAATAATACCTGAGGATACACATGGAACTCACAAAAGAACAATTAAAACAATTACTACCAAAAAACCCATACATTGATCAGTGGCACAAAGCATTAAGCCAATTACTTCCAGATTATGAAATCAATACTCCACAGCGTATTGCTGCATTTATTGCACAGTGCGCTCATGAGTCTGGTGGTTTTGTTTTTCTTACAGAGAATCTGAACTACAAAGCCGAGAGCCTAACAAAGTTGTTTGGAAAATATTTTCCTAACTTGGCTGTCGCTAAAGAATACGAAAGAAAACCAGAGAAGATTGCCAATCGCATTTATGCCAATCGTATGGGCAATGGCGACGAAGCATCTGGTGACGGCTACAAATATCGTGGTCGTGGACTGATTCAGTTGACTGGCAAAACAAATTATACTTGGTTTGCCGCATCACTTGAAATTTCTCCAGAAGAAGCAGCAGAATATACGCAAACATTCGAAGGCGCTGCACAATCTGCATGTTGGTTTTGGGAAACAAACAAAATCAATGCATTCGCAGATAAGGGTGATATTCTTGGTATGACCAAGAGAATCAATGGTGGAACCATAGGACTTGAAGATCGTAAGAAACATTATGAACACGCCCTTCATGTTCTAGGAGTTCACTAATGAGATATCTGGTACTATTACTATTACCATTGTTAGTTGCTTGTCAGGAAAACTATCGTTATCCTTGCCAAGACCCAGAGAACTGGGATACAAAACAATGTAAAAAACCCTATTGTAGCGCAAACGGGACTTGTCCAGAAGACTTGACACATTACGAAAAGAATAAAATTGGTCAGCCTTCAGCACAAATGCAACAAGTGCCATTTAGAGGAGATTGCAGATGATAAAGGAATTATGGTCAGGAGAAAGATATACAACTGAAGAACTGAATGCACGACTCAAGTTTTTCATCGGTATTATTTTAGGTCTTACACTGTTTGGTATTGTATTTGTTGTTTTGTACAGTTTGATTTTTGTCACTCAGCCAATGAATGGCATGAGTCCTGTAGACAACAAATTTTTTGAATTGATTATTCCAATTGCTACATTCTTGACTGGTACGCTGTCAGGTATTATGTTAGCAGGTGATGATAAAGAGTTGAGAGCAAAGGCACTTGAAGCAGCAAACAAGCCACCGCCACCATCTCCACCACCAGCGCCAGTAAGTTCGATGGGCTTTAGTTCACCAATGAGCATGGCTGGGTTTGCAGCACCAATGGGTATGTCTGCTGGATTTGATGCATTTGCATCATTTGCACCAACAGTAGCAACAGGTTTTGGTGGTAAAGAAGCACCAGCACAGCCACCACATCCAGAACTGTGAAAAAATTTATGATACAAATGCTCACCGCTGAAGGTGAGCAACAGCCTAGCAGCAAAAGGTTCATTACTTTTTTGGCGTTTCTTTTGCTTGCTACTGGCTTCATTGCCGAATTGTTTTTTGAAAAGAAATTGAATCCACAGACACTTGATGTTATAATGTATGTTGTGCTTGGTGGATTGGGATTTACCGCAACCGAAAAATTTGTTTCGAAGGAAGAAAAATGAAAAAAGAAATAGCATTTATCTCAATGATTTTGTTTCTGCTTTTTGCACCACTGACCAACGCTGCGTTTGCCGCTGAAGAAAAGAAAGTATGTGTCAAAGAGTTTGACAACAAAACTAAAAAAGAAAAAGAAGTTTGTAAAACAATCAAAGTGCATAAGAAATTAGAAGGCACAAAGATTCCAGAGAAGAAATAAAATGGACGGAGAAGTAGCACTCAAAGTGGAAGTTGGCGTTCTCAAAGAAAAAGTCTATACGCTTGTAGACCTTTGTGAGAAGATGGACCGTGTTATTGAGAAACTTACGGACAATAACGCTACCGTGGTCAACCAAATTTACAACGACATGGAAAAAAGAAGAGAAGATACCGCAAGTGATATCAAAGAACTCCATTCAAGAATAACTACCGTGGACAGAAATCTATCAGATAAGATTGAACTGACTGAACGTAGAATTATGGATGAAATCAAATCACTCCGTGATCATATTACCGAACACAATCAAAAAGAAGATGATGACCTAAAGTCGTTGATGCAGTGGAAGTGGATGGTTGCCGGTGGTGTTGTCGTTGTTGCATGGGTTATTTCTAACATAAAATTTGAATATCTGGCAAAATTTTTTAGTTGATTGCTTTTTGTGAGTAGTAATGTTATAATGAGTTTATGGCCTTATACATTGATGCGAAATATGTGAGAATGGTTTCTTCCCGCTTGCGTAACTTCAAGCAGAAGAATACTAACTTGTGGAATTTTTCATGCCCTTATTGTGGCGATTCCAAAACGAACACACTCAAAGCCCGAGGCTATGTATTTGCCAAGGGCAATGATTTATTTTACCGTTGTCATAACTGTGGAGTAGGAACAAATGTCGCCAATTTCCTCAAGCACATCGACCCATCCTTACATGGAGAGTATGTACTCGAAAAATACAAGTCGGGCACAACCGGAGTTGCCAACACGTATCACAGAAAGAGTGAAGTATCACCACGAATCGTCACCAACCCACCCAAATTTGGTCACATCAAAAAGCGCAGCATATTTGAACATGGGGAATGGCTCAGTAGTTTACCAAGTGGACATTTTTGTCTAACATATGCAGAAAATCGGCTAATCCCCGAAGAACATTATGATAAGTTGTTGTTCACTTCAAACTATAAAGCATTTTGTGATGCGCTAATTCCAAATCACGATAAAAATCTAGTTGAAGACGCTAGACTAGTTATACCGTATTTCAATTATCAGAACGAACTCATTGCAGTGAGTGGTCGTGCATTAGAGACAAGCGACCGCACACTACGCTATGTTACATTGAGAACAAATGATTCTGATAATAAGCTTGTTTATGGTATGGATCGTCTGAATCTGAAGGAGCGTGTGTATCTTGTTGAAGGTCCACTAGATAGTTTGTTTCTGAAGAATTGTGTAGCGTCGGGTGATGCGAATTTATCTTTGACGGTGAAAAATATTCAAGCAGAAAAAATTACGCTTGTATTTGACAATGAACCAAGAAATAAAGAAGTGTGTAAGTTGATTGAAAATGCTATCAAATCGAATCATAATGTTGTGATTTGGCCAGATAACATTGATGGTAAAGATATTAATGAGATGGTGTTGAATGGTTTTTCATCTGGCGAAATCCAAGAGATTATAGATAGTAATACATTTTATGGTCTTGAAGCTATAGCCAAATTTACTTTTTGGAAGAAATTATGAATGTGAAGTTAGTTGGTGTAACCGCACCAATAAATGGTTACGGCTCTGCTGAAGATTTGATTGTACACATGGCACGTGTGTCAAATCCAAGCAATCAGGGAATGAACAGTGATCCCGCTAGATTGATTCGTTATCTTATCAAAAATCAACATTGGTCACCATTTGAAATGGTCAGTGTCGTTATGGAAATAAACACTACACGTGACATTGCAAGACAAATCTTGCGACATCGTAGTTTTTCTTTTCAAGAGTTCAGCCAAAGATATGCTGATCCGACAAAAGATTTAGGCTTTGAACTACGAGAGGCAAGATTACAAGATACAAAGAATCGTCAAAACTCTATTGAGACTGACGACAATGATTTGCAGTCGGAATGGAAAATAAAGCAAGTCAATCTGATTGCAGAAGTGAAAGCAGCATATGATTGGGCGATAACAAATGGTATCGCAAAAGAGCAGGCACGTGTAGTATTACCAGAAGGCAACACACAGTCACGTATGTACATGAACGGTACATTACGTAGTTGGATTCATTACTGTCAGTTGCGTATGGAAAATGGCACACAAAAAGAACACATGGAAGTAGCACAAGCTTGTTGGAAAGTTATAGCAGATAAATTTCCAAATGTGGTAGTAGCACTAGAACAATAACAATGGAGAAGAAATGGTAGATAAGAGCAGCATTACAATAGACCTAGAAAGAGATAAATTATTCGATGAACTCGGAATCAAAAGACTCAAAGAATCATATATGCGTGAAGACGAAACAAGTCCTCAAGAAAGATTTGCGTTTGTATCCGCTGCTTTTGGAACTGATGAGGCTCATGCTCAACGTTTGTACGATTACAGTAGTAAGCATTGGCTATCTTATTCTACTCCTATTTTATCTTTCGGTCGCTCTAAGCGTGGCTTGCCTATTAGCTGCTTTCTTCCCTATTTGGATGATTCAGCAGAAGGTTTGGTCAATACTCTTTCAGAAGTAAATTGGCTGTCAATGCTAGGGGGTGGTGTTGGAATCGGTTTGGGTATTCGTTCTGCTGATGATAAGTCCGTTGGTATCATGCCTCATCTACGTACTTACGATGCATCTTCATTGGCATATAGACAAGGTCGTACAAGGCGTGGCTCTTATGCTGCTTATCTTGACATTTCTCATCCTGACATTATCAATTTCTTAGAGATGAGAAAGCCTACGGGTGATCCTAATCTACGCACATTGAATCTACATCACGGCATTAACATCACTGATGATTTTATGTTGTTGATTGAAAAGTGTATGCTTGATCATGATGCCGATGATACATGGGAACTCAAAGATCCACATAGTGGTGAAGTGCGTGATAAAGTAAGCGCACGTGAATTGTGGCAGCGCATTCTTGAAACACGTATGTTGACTGGTGAACCATACATTCACTTTATTGATACGAGTAATCGTTTGATGCCAGAGTTTCAAAAGCAAAAAGGCTTGAGCATCAAACAATCTAATTTGTGTTCAGAAATTATTTTACCTACAGATAAACAGCGTACAGCAGTTTGCTGCCTATCATCTGTAAACTTGGAGTATTATGATGATTGGAAGAGTAATGAACTTTTTCTGCGGGACGTGGCGGAAATGCTTGATAATGTACTTCAGTATTTTATTGACAATGCTCCTGATGTTATTCACCGAGCCAGGTTCTCTGCTCAACAAGAGCGCAGTATTGGTGTGGGGGCTCTTGGTTATCATGCTCTTCTTCAGAAAAAAAATATTGCGTTTGAATCAGCAGTAGCAAAGTCATTCAACAATCAAGTATTCAAACATATTCGTGAGAGACTAGATGATGCAAACATACAATTGGGAAAAGAAAGAGGTGAGGCTCCTGAAGTTCCATTATCATGGGCAACACTAGTCCCTCCGTTGAGCCTTATCGTGCTAATGCTTATAGACAAGACACTCTTTCGGGTGCTTTTCTAAACAAAAATAAATTCTTGGATAAAATCATCAAGGAGAAATGTGATGCAGACAACAAATTGGACTATCAAGAAATCTGGTCAAGTATCATTGCAAACGACGGTTCCGTCCAGCACTTGGATTTCTTGGATGACTACACCAAAGATGTCTACAAAACTGGTATGGAAATTGACCAAAGATGGGTTGTGGACCACGCCGCTGACAGACAGCATTACATTGACCAGGCGCAATCCATTAACCTCTTTTTTAGACCTGATGTGAATGTTAAATACTTACATGCAGTACACTTTCAGGCATGGAAGCAAGGCTTGAAGACGTTGTATTACTGCCGTTCAGAGAAACTAGCAAAGGCTGACAAAGTATCCAAAAAGATTGAACGTGAGATTATACAAGAAATCGATTTGAAGCAACTGGCTACTGAGGAGGTCTGTTTAGCGTGTGAGGGCTAAATGTCATTCGAATTAAATCCAAAGAAACCAAAGCCGCATCCGAAGCGACCGATATACAAAGAAAAAACTCCTGCTCCGTCAAAAGAGCAGGAGAAAAAAGACAATAATAAAAACAAAGAAAAGTGAAAACAATTGCGTTATTTTTACACCAACCTAAATGTTCGGTTCAATCTGGAAATGGAATAATTAAAGCGTTACATCCGTTTTATAAATTTAAGATATTCACTAAGCATGAACTTGAAGACAATTTTTTTGATGATGTTGATATGGTTTGTTTTCCTGGTGGCGTTGGCGATTCCGATAGTTGGGATCGCTTACTTAAATCTCATGTTGACGGCATCCGTAAGTTCATTGCTGGTGGTGGGCGTTACTTGGGTATATGCATGGGAGCATATTGGGCGGGAACTGACTACTTTGACATTCTTAATGATGTTGGAATAAGTCAATACATAACTCGACCTAACACAGACACAAGACGCCCTCATGCAAAACAAATGAAAGTTATATGGGATGATAAACCCGAAGAACTTTTCTTTTATGATGGCTGTGCAATTTTTGGTGATGAATCGAAGTATGATGTAATAGCAAGATATCCTAACGGTGATGCGATGGCTATCATGCAGGGCAATATTGGTTTGATTGGGTGTCATCCCGAAGCACAACAACATTGGTATGAAGATTATTCTTGGATGAAGAAAAGATGGAATGGTAGTAAAGAATATTTACTGTTAGATTTTGTGAACAGAATGATGGAAAAATGATATGATACTTGAAATTGTTATGTGGGGTTTCTTTTCAGCATGGGGCTGGTTCGGGGCCAATTATATCAAAGATCAAATTTGGCCACCTGAGCCACCAACAGCAGAAAAGAAAGTTGAAGAGAAAAAATAATGTGGGCATATATTTTTACATTTGTCTGTATGTTTGTTACAGACATTGTTTATACGCAGTTACTTAAATCCGTACAAAATGATAGACCATTAGCATCAAGTATTTGGGCATCAGCAATTACATTTTTGGGTGGTGTAGCAATTATCAACTACACGAACGATAACACGATGATTATACCAGCAGTTCTTGGTGCATTTGCAGGAACATATGTTGGTATGAAGTTTCACTTACATGAGAAAAAATGGCACATCTAGTCGCAAACATACCACCAGTACACTGTTACATAAGAAAAGAATTTCTGTATGACTTTGAGAAAGGTCACGGTGAGTATGAGCCGTGTATCTGGATTTCAATCAAAAGCATCAGAGGACAAGCATTTAGAATAGAGGCATATCTACCAAACTATGGCGCACTTTACGATAAACTACCATTACATGCTTTTGTTAGCAGAACGGATAATCTCCCAAAAACTTTTTTACCTTTAGACACATTGCAAATCTGGGACTGTTTCAGTTATGATTTCACAGTAATACAAAAAGCATTTTTACGAAATCTTACATGTAAGTTTTATGCCAAGGACAAACAGTTCTATGAAGGCAATTACATGTTTACTGTTGATCACTCAGCGCCAGATTTGAACATCATAGATACAAGTTATGCAGAATGGCCAGAAGATCACAAGAGTTTCAACTTCATTGAATTGTACAATGGTCAGTATGCAGCACAACCAAACAATCGTTGCTTGTTCTTAGATGCAGCAAGCAATCCAAAAGAATTGAAGTTTCCAGACTTCAAAGTTTGCACCAAGAAGTATGTTGTAGAACAAAAGCCCAAATGGTCTTTGGGTGATACTGAAACTGTAATGTATGAATAGGAGAAGTTATGTCAGTAAAAGCACCTAACGTGAGCAAACATAAATCAGTTCATAAAAGAACAAAGCAAGGCGGTCACAAGAAAACAGCAAGTATGAGTAAACACGAAAAGCGTTCACATAAAAAATATAGAGGTCAGGGCAAATGAAAAAAGTAGTACGATTTACGGCATCGTGGTGTGGACCATGTAAGATGTTAGCCAAAACATTAGAAGAAGTAAAAACGAGTGTACCAATTGAAGTGATTGATATTGATTCACAACCTGATATCGCAGCAGAATTTGGCATTCGTGGTGTACCAACATTGGTGATGATGGAAGATAATGTAGCAACAAAAAGATTAGTAGGAAATAAAACAAAACAAGAACTAGAGGCATTCATCAATGATTAAAAAGCACGAAACAAGACTAACAGACGAAAGAACATCATTCAAACCATTTGCATATCCTTGGGCATACGAAAGTTGGCTAAAGCATGAACAATCACACTGGCTTCACACTGAAGTGCCAATGCTTGAGGATGTTAAAGATTGGAAGAATAAACTTACGCAGAACGAAAAGAATTTTCTCACTCATATATTCAGATTTTTTACTCAGGGTGACATTGATGTTGCAGGTGGTTATGTTAATAATTACTTACCTTATTTTCCTCAGCCAGAAGTAAGAATGATGTTGTTGGGTTTTGCAGCACGTGAAGCACTACACATCGCAGCATACTCACATCTGATTGAAACACTTGGTATGCCTGACACGACATACACAGAGTTTCTTGAATACCAAGCAATGAAAGACAAACATGATTACGTTCTTAATCTTAGCGCACAGAATGGCGATAGGGCTTCTACTGCTGCTCATATTGCAGTATTCTCTGCTTTCACCGAAGGGATGCAACTATTCAGTTCC